ATAAATAGTAATATCTTGGTATATTCTGCTACTTAAGGAAAAACGAGTACATAATCTTTTAAATTTCTTAATATTCTTAAAACTTTTTAAATCTTTCTAAAAATAAAATTATGTACTCAAAATATATTCACTTATAACTTTATAATATATATTGCAATTATTATATGTAATTATGTTATTTTGTATAAATTTGTTCTAATAATATTATATATATATAAAAAATGATCTTGTGATACTATATTATTATTACCCTGAAAGACGGGGAAAAAACAAAAGTTTATTGCGCTAAAAGGATTAAACACATTGACAAACAGAGACAATATGTCAAGAACCGCAAGGGGAAATCGCTGTTATCATAGTGTTCCTAAGTAACAATATAAATCGGAGTTTTTTGGGAGTAGATAAATATTAATACCATTTATTGAAAACTTTTTTATTTCTGGAAAATGAATACATAATCTTTCATGACTTGATGTTATTAAATGAAAAAATATAAACATTTTATGTAATTTTATTTATAACTATTAATAAAGTATAATCTTTCATGATTTTTTAAAGATCCAATATAAGTATTAATATTAAATTTGCAAGAAATCGTTAAATTATTAGAATAATTATATATAGTTTGATCGTTGCTATTTTTATATTCAATCTTATAAGCAAGAAGTTTATTAAATTTAGATTTGTTATTTTTTGCTATTTTTTTATTAAAAGGTTTATTGTTATTCCAATATATCCTTAGATCGTAATTTATCCAAACGTGAATATTTAGATATTCAGAATAATCATCATTATATATAAGCCCTTTACATAAATATTTAATATATAATAGTTTTTTTATATTGTAATAACTCTTAATATCGTCTAAAAGTTCTTTATTTTGTGGATAAATAATATAACTATAAACTTTTAACTGTAAATCATAAGGTAATTTTTCAAAAATATTCATTATTTTTTATTATATATAATACTTGATTATTTTTTTAAAAATTGAGTACATAATCTTTTTATTTCATTAATTTTATAGAAAAGTTTTAGAGGTTTCAATAAAATTAATTATGTACTCAAAATATATTATCTTATAAAAAAAGAATATTCTTTATGAATCTATTTATATATTATTCTACTTAAGGAAAATCGAGTACATAATCTTTTTATTTTCTTAATATTTTTGAAATCTCTAAAACTTTTCTAAATATATAATATGATTTCATTGTATATTCTGCTACTTAAGGAAAATCGAGTACATAATCTTTTTATTTTCTTAATATTCTTCAAATCTCTAAAACTTTTCTAGAAAATAAATTATGTACTCAAAATATATTCACTTATAACAAAAGAATATTATTTACGAATCACTTAGTATATTATGCTACTTAAGGAAAATGAGTACATAATCTTTTTAATATCTCAATATTCTTAAAACTTTTTAAATCTTTCTAAAAATTAAATTATGTACTCAAATTATATTCACTTATAAAAAAGAATATTATTTACGAATCACTTAGTATATTATGCTACTTAAGGAAAAACGAGTACATAATCTTTTTATTTTCTTGAATTTCTTTAAATCTCTAAAACCTTTCTAAATAAATAATTATGTACTCAAAATATATTCTGTATAACTTATTAAAATAAATCATAATCTCTTAGTATATTATGCTACTTAAGGAAAAACGAGTACATAATCTTTTTATTTTCTTGAATTTCTTTAAATCTCTAAAACCTTTCTAAATAAATAATTATGTACTCAAAATATATTCTGTATAACTTATTAAAATAAATCATAATCTCTTAGTATATTATGCTACTTAAGGAAAAACGAGTACATAATCTTTTTATTTTCTTGAATTTCTTTAAATCTCTAAAACCTTTCTAAATAAATAATTATGTACTCAAAATATATTCTGTATAACTTATTAAAATAAATCATAATCTCTTAGTATATTCTGCTACTTAAGGAAAAACGAGTACATAATCTTTTTATTTTCTTGAATTTCTTTAAATCTCTAAAACTTTTCTAAAAATTAAATTATGTACTCAAATTATATTCACTTATAAAAAAGAATATTATTTACGAATCACTTAGTATATTATGCTACTTAAGGAAAAACGAGTACATAATCTTTTTATTTTCTTAATATTCTTAAAACTTTTTAAATCTTTCTAAATAAATAATTATGTACTCAAATGAATTCTCTTATAACTTATTAAAATAAATAGTAATAACTTAGCATATTATGCTACTTAATGCAATCGAGTACATAATCTTTTTATTTTCTTAATATTCTTAAAATCTCTAAAACCTTTCTAAATAAATAATTATGTACTCAAATGAATTCTCTTATAACTTATTAAAATAAATAGTAATAACTTAGCATATTATGCTACTTAATGCAATCGAGTACATAATCTTTTTATTTTCTTAATATTCTTAAAATCTCTAAAACCTTTCTAAATAAATAATTATGTACTCAAATGAATTCTCTTATAACTTATTAAAATAAATAGTAATAACTTAGCATATTATGCTACTTAATGCAATCGAGTACATAATCTTTTTATTTTCTTAATATTCTTAAAATCTCTAAAACCTTTCTAAATAAATAATTATGTACTCAAATGTATTCTCTTATAACTTATTAAAAATAAATTGTTATCTCTTTGTATATTCTGCTACTTAAGGAAAATCGAGTACATAATCTTTTTATTTTCTTAATATTTTTAAAGTCTCTGAAACCTTTCTAAAAATTATATTATGTACTCAATATATATAATGAAATATAAAGATTATCCTGACTTTACCCCAAATATTACACCTAAACAAATGTTTAAAATAGGAATAATGGGAGGTTTTTATTTTAGAACAATAAAGTCACCAAAAACAAATCAAGTTTATCAATATCATTATAAAAGATTTAATTTTTTAAAAGATATTGATGATAATAAAGTCTTTAGTGAAAAATATGATAAAAATATTAATTATTATAAAGTTGAAGTAGGAACATCTTATGAGTTTTGGATGAGTAAAAATTGGATAAATGAAAATGTAGATCCTTATGGATGGATAGAATGGTACTGTAATTTTTACAATGGGAGAAGAACAAATGACGATTTAAGACAAATAAATAGATGGAAGAAGTCAGCAGGACCTAATGGACGATTCAGAAATCAATTGCAGAATAAAATAAATGAAGTAGGAAATAATAATGAAAAAATATATCCAAGATTAAGACAAACATTACTACATTGGGGATTTGATAGTAGAAAACTTGAAATTACTATATAAAAATTGATTAATATTATAAATATATATATAGTATAATATGGACACATTATCATTTGATAAATTGATTACTGATAAAAATAAAGAATTGTTAGAGATTTATGATAGAAAGACAAAAAATAAAAAAATGATATCAGACCCTTCTACGATTGACTTTAATAGTAAGAAATTATATAATCTTATAAATGCTACATTCGATAAAAAACTTAAAACCTCGAAAGCTTATCTTAAAAAATGTGAGAAAGAATTATCAAATTAAATATTTTAAAGTTTCTTTTATTACATATTGTATAAAAGTATATAAATATATATTGATATATAATAAATATATGTTATCACAACGCAGTAATAAAATAATAGATGACGAAGTATTAAAAATTATAAAGAATAATAATGAGTTTAAAGTTGAAGAAGCTACTCAATTTATTATATCAAATTGTAAAGATATAAATATTGATTTAATAACATCTCGAGTTCAAGAAATTTATAATAATAGAAAAATATTAACAGAATTAATTAAAATACCTGAAATCAAACAACGAACTGAAGAATGGTTTGAAGCACGTAAAACTCGTCTTACAGCAAGTGATTTATATGATGCTATTAAAAAAAGTAATGTAAGTAATGTTTTAGCTAAGAAAAAAGCAAAAATTGTTGTTGATAATATTAATTATAATGCTATTCCTGCTTTAAAATGGGGGACAATGTTTGAATCAATGGCATCGAGATGTTATTCTCATGTTAATAATAATATAAATATATATGATTTTGGTCTTATTTGTGACAAAAAAAACGAACATTTCGGAGCATCTCCAGATGGTATAAATGAATTAGGGATTATGATTGAAATAAAATGTCCGTATTCTCGTAAAATTATAGACGGTTTTATTCCTGAGAAATATAAATTACAAATTCAAGGACAATTAGCAGTATGTAATTTATCTGAATGTGATTATGTCGAATGTCAATTCAAAACATTTGATAGTGAAGAATTATATTTAGAAGAATTAGATAAAGATATTCAATATAATCATGGTATAATAGCCGAATATATTAATAAAAACGGAGAATATTATTATATTTACAGTGATGAAAATATGAAACCAATCGATTGTATTGAAAATATTAATATTCTAAAAAATAATTTTAATTTATCTAATGATTTCGACATTAGACTAAAATTTAATAAATTTATATATTGGAAACTTGTAGAAATAAATACACAAAGAGTTAAGTTTGATATCCAAGAATGGGAAATAATTGTACCTAAAATAAATGAGTTTTGGGATAAAGTAGAACAATATAAACTTATGCCTGTTGAGAATATAATTAAAAAGTTTAAGTTTATCGATGATAACGACGATTAATTTTGAGGTTTAGGTTGAGGGTATTCCCAACTCGATATAATATTATGATTATTTTTCATATATGGATTTATAAAATAAATAATACTATAGTCTGTTATACCAGGTGTATTATTTTTTTCAGTATCTGAAGGAACACATATAGATTTATAATCTATACCGTCTTTTGTACCATCTTGTGTCAAACATCCACATCCATATATTTTATCACTATTGCAATTGAGCCAACATAAAGAACTATTAGACTTATTTTCTTTTATTATATCTATGAAAGGTTTTATTTTTCCAACAGCATTGTTTTTATTTGGATATATTAAAATAAATTCTAAATATAAGTTTTTATTACATTCTTTTCCATCTTCATAACATGATTTTTCGTGTTTAGTTACAGCAAAGGTTATATTCATATTTTTTTTATTTTCATATATATGAGGAGATTGTGATATACAAATATAAACAGGACCATTTACTTTATCGATATTGTTTTTTTCCTTGATTATATTACTTATAATATATTTTTCTAATTCATTATAATTTCCATTTTTTATATCTCCCTTATAATCTTGAGGATTAGAACCAGACTTTAATATATAAGATATAACACTTGAATTATAAATATTATTATCGTTTAATATTTTGTGCAAATCTTTAGGACTTTTAGAAATACACATATATGCTAATAGCATTTCATTGTTTGATATATCATAAGTATTACTCATCCCATCTGAATACTTACTATTTTCATTATTTCCGAAAAAATTATTTTGACACGTATAATCTGTATGATAATCTGTATGATATTCTCCATTTATATAACCTATAGTATCATTTCTTAGAGAATCATAAGTTGTTTTTTTATTCGTATTTATAACAGGATTTTTCACTAAATATTTAGGACAAGTATCATCAAAATTATTGCCACCTATTGTAAGAAAGTTTTCTCGTATGGGTATTTTATATATTCCTAAAACACTCATAATATATAAAACACTAATTATTACAAATGTTATAATCAATAGTAAAAATATATATTCTTCTATTTTATAATTATCTGAAGAAAATGTATTTATAACTATAAAATAAACTCCTAAAATAATATATGTTAATATTATTAATAATAACAATATATTATTATAGTTCATATTATACTCTATATTAATTAATTATTTTTATTATAATATAATAGCTATTATGACTTATTTTATTTAAAAAAAAAAGGTTTTCAATGTAATGGTTTTGCTTTTATGGAAGAGGTAGTGGTGCAGGAGGTAGTTGTACAGGAGGTAGTGGTGCAGGAGGTAGTGGTGCAGGAGGTAGTGGTACAGGAGGTAGTGGTGCAGGAGTTACCATATTTAATGGTTTACCATCCCACATCAATGAATTTTTATTAATACTGAGTTTTCCAATCTTTATATCTTTTGTATCATCAGTATTATTAATAGATATTGTGTTATCAAGACTAGTATCTATAAGTAAAGATCCTATTTCAACCTTTGTAGGAGAAGCTACTGAGTTTTTATTTTTTATTTTTAAAATATTATTAGTATAATCAATCTTATAACAATTATTACCACCTGATAAATCACATACATTTAAACTTTTGTTATTATTGTCAGTATTTATTGTCAATCCAGATGTTATTGATGTTGACTTAATCAATGAAATTTTATCATAATCAATAGTTGAAACAGGTACATTATCCCATTTATTTGTTATTTTATTAGCACTATTATTAGTTCCAAATTGAAAATATCTATCAAGATTATCATGTAAGTTTGTTATCTTATTATTATAAAAGTTTGAAGTATTAAAATTCAAATTACTACTATAATTATTTAAACTATTTGAAGTATTAAAATTCAAATTACTACTATAATTAATTAAACTATTTGAAGTATTAAAATTCAAATTACTACTATAATTAATTAAACTATTTGAAGTATTACCTATATAATTAGAAGTATAAATATTTAAATTACTACTATTATTAAATAACATATTTTCAGTATTTATAATACTCGTTCTATTATCTTTCATCTTATCTACTAATGAATCATCCCTCGCTTTGTTTATTGCAAAAGTACTAGTAAGTCGTGTATCTAAATCTGACTTATAAGTATAATAATCATAAGATAGATATCCAACAAAAACCGATAATACTATAAAAACCATCGATAAAATACAATATATTACAGCATCAACAACATCCATTGTATTTTATCTATCTATTTTCTTATAAATAGATTATATATTTATTTATCAATATAAAATAAGATATGTTTTACAATTACAAATAATCTTCATTGTTATCACTACTATTATTACTATCACTAATATATTCATTATTTATAATATATCCTCCTTCGTATAAAGTATTATTTCCAAAAGGTTCTTTATTTACACCAACACCATCACCATCAACATCAACATCAACATCAACATCAACATCAACATCAACATCAACATCAACATCAACATCAACATCACCATCACCATCAACATCAACATCACCAACACCATCAATTACACCAACACCATCAATTACATCAACACTTTCACCACCATATTGATTTATAATATAATCCCCTCCTATTATTTTTTCAAAATTATCATTATATGTATCTTCCCAAACCTTTTCATCTTTAATCATGTCAGGATTATCAAAATTATCTACAATATCGTCATAATAATCTAATGTATCGATTATATCTTCGTTATTATTTATTTCGTCATCATCCCCATCATATCTTTGTATTTCTATCTGTTCGGGCGGAAGATCTATATTTTCAGTATTAATACGTAATTGTATTCCCATAGTTTCTAATTCTTGAATTAAAAGTTTGAAAGCGTAAGGGGTTTGTATAACTGCTACATCATCATTATTACAATTTCTACAAGTGTTTATATTTGCTTTTATATTAAATGCTACAAGTGTTCCACATCTTTTACAAGCACACCAAGAATATTTATCTGACCTTTCCATCATACTTTCTTTTATAAATAATGAAATACCATGACTTAATACAGTATCTCTTTCCATCTCACCAATACGTAATCCTCCACCACGTCGTCTACCTTCTGTGGGTTGTCTTGTTAATCCTGTTAACTTACCGATACCACGTGCATTAATTTTTTCAGCAACCATATGTTTTAACCTAAAATAATATGTAGGACCAATAAATATTTCACTTTCTATTTGTGCACCTGTAAATCCATTATATAAAATTTCATTACCATGTTTGTTATAACCATTATCTTCTAATCTTTTATATATTGCTTCATTTTCAACAGGGATAAAAACAGTAGCATCTCCTAATAATCCATCAAGACAACATACTTTAGCAAATATACATTCAACAAGATGACCTATTGTCATACGTGAAGGAATAGCATGAGGGTTAATTATAATATCAGGACGTACACCATCTTTAGTATATGGCATATTTTCTTCAGGTATTATAATTCCGATTACTCCTTTTTGTCCGTGTCTGGAAGAATGCTTATCTCCATATTCTGGTTTTTTGATTTTTAAGAATCTAACCTTGCATATAATAGAATCTTCACCCGCTAATTTATTTGAAATATATACTTTATCTACTGTACCATAAAGAGAATTATCAGTACTAATTGAAATATCTGTGTATATAGTTTCTTTAACTTGTTCTATAAAAACTCCTTTTTTAACCTCTTTATAAACCTCTTTTACATTTAACATTCCTATAATTATTACTTCTTGACCTTGTGGTATATAAGTACCTTTGTTTATAAAACCTTTTTCATCTATAAAAGAATAATCTTTTTTCTTAATACCTAATATTTTTATACCTTCCTCTTTCATTTTTATAGGATTACCAAAAATTATACGTTCATTAATTGATATTATTTTAGATGTTGCAGTAATAGATTTATAATACGATAAAGAGTTTAAACCACGTTGTATTGATGCTTTATTAATCATAATACTATCTTCTTGATTGAAACCACTATATGTCATAATTGCTACAATAGTATTGAAACCATTAGCCATATAGTCACTTGATGTATATTGTGATATTCTTGTATTTATAATAGCTCTCTGAGGATAATGTAATACATAACTCATCGTATCAAATCGATTATTAAAATTAGTAGCATACATACCAATTGCTTGTTTTGATTGTGCGGCATGGAATACATTACGTACTGATTGATTATGATTACACATTGGTATATTACCACTAACTACACTTAAAATGGTTGAAGCATGTATTTCAATATGTGTATGATATGGTGTAATTTCATCCTTTGTCATAGCAATAAGAGATGTATCTGATTCTTCATTATCTAAATATTCAATACATGATATAGTTTTTTCTAGAATATTTAAGATTTTCTCATACTTTTTTCTATAAAACATATCATCATTATCAACATCTTCATTATCATCCATATAATCATCATCATCATCATCATGATTACCACCTGTAATGTTTTTAAAAGTATTTGTTAAATTACTAATTAAGTTTCCTCCAATACCTGTATATGTTGAATTAAAGTATTTACTATCATATGTAGAATAATCTCCTCCATTACTTGAATATTCTTCATTAGATTCGAGAGGATTTATATATATATCTCTATAATAATAATCATCTGTTTTTTCAGAATCTTTTAATTTAATATATCTACCATTTAACATATCAAACCAATTCGTACAATCATTATTATAAACTATTATTTCATTTTTATTATTTAGTTTATTTCTTTTCAAAATTAATAAAGGTCTGCAAGGTCTCCCCGCTTCTGTGAAAATACGCAATTCATTTAAACTAATATTCCAAGAAATAGAAATTAATATATTGATTAATCCATTACGTCTATAAGCTTTTAAAATTCTAGTTATAAATATAGGATCTCCTGTTATTCCAAATAATGTACTATTTATAAAAACATTTGTTATATTTTTATTTGAATATATATTACTTTTTATTAAAGGAATTACTCCTATATCAATTAAGCATTTCTTTATATTGACAACTCCAATACCAGCAGTAATTTTTGCTAATAATGATAAGTTTTTTAGATAACCAACTGATCCACCATCAGGACTTTCAAAAGGACACATCATACCCCATTGTTGTGAATGTAATCTATGAGGTCCTGTAACCTTAATACTTCTATCAATTGGTATATTAACGCGTCTTAAATGTGACATAAAACCAATATAACTAATTCTTGATAAATCTTGTACTTTTCCTAATTCAGGATCTTCATTTGATACAAGTCCCCATCTTCCTTTCAATGACTTTCCAAAAGTTTCTGTAATCGCCATTGAGTTTACCAATTTATATATATTATTATCATTAATAAAATTATCATAATTGTCCTGTTGTTTCCAAGAACCATAATAATAAGTGCTATCCATCCAATTACGTGTATTATCTCTTAACTTTTGATAAGCTTCTTGAAAAAGTTCTGCTAACATAAAACCACTAATATCTACACGTTTATATATATAACTATCTCTATCACTTAATGGTAATATATCTATTACACTTTTAATAAATTGTAAAACCAAATATCCTAAATATTTTCCCTTATTGTTAAAATCGTCAATATTAGGAAAAATATCCATAGTTAAAACTGACTTTACATGTTCTATTGTTCCATAAGTAACTTTAAATTTTAAATAATTAATAGCATCAGATTGTGTGAATATATTATAAACTTTACCATCATGTACGTAATTTGAACTTAAAACACAAGGTCTTATAAAGTTATCAAAATAATTTTTTTCAATATCATTTAAATTATTTCCAAAGATTGTTTTATATATTTCTTTATCACTTTCTATACCTAATGCACGAAATAATACAAATAATGGTATCTTACTATTAAAAGATGGTAATGATACATGAATTGAACCGTGTATATTTTTTTTTGTCGTCTGATATTCATTATTTATTTCATCATCTTGTGATAATCCTCCTTCTAATAATGGACGTTTTACATGATAAAACTCAACTGATCGAGGTGCTAAAGCTCCTTTATCTGCAACACATCTGATAATCCCTTTATGTCCGAAACCATCAGGATCATCTTTTAAAATATTGACGAATAATTTATTTGTTACAATTTTTTCTTGTGCTATAATAACTTTTTCTTTACCATCAATAATAAAATAACCTCCCGAATCATACGGACATTCTCCTAATCGTCTCAATATATTAGAACCTTGATTTTTTAATATACATGCGTCACTATGTAACATAATAGGTATACTTCCTATAGCAACATTGTTAAAGCTTTTTGTAAAAGTGTTTGCTGTGTCGTCGGTTGTTATACGAATGAAAACTTTAGCAAATATATGTGTTTCATATGTTAAGTTTCTCATACGTGCATCATTTGGTGTAATTAATTTTGGTGTACCATCTTCATATGTTGTAGGTCTATCGATATATATGTCATCACCGTTTTCTCCACCAATATATACATCAACTTTCATTTTCATATTTTGAGTATCGTCATATTTAATCATAGTAATAGGATTATAAGACTTAATAATGTAAGGTATCTGTGTTTTTACGAAGTCTCTATAACTATCAAGATGATGTCCTGTAAAAGGATATTTATGATCTTTAAAATATAAATCTAATATATCCCATTCGTTATTTACCATTCTTCTATATTATTATTATGTATTATTTTATCTTTATTATTTTTATATGTTATTACTTAGAAACTTTATTAACTCCCATATCATATGTTATTATTTTTCCATCATTTGTCAATATAATACTAAGAGGTGATTTAAAACCTTTTATATTTAATGATATAGAGCCTTTATTATCAGATAGTCCATTATTTTCTTTACCGTATATATTAATAATTCCAAATTCATATTTTAATATTCTTTCAGTATATTTTTTCATATTAATATTTTCTGCACCTGCAACAATACCTGTTTTTTTATAAATATTACCTGTATTTGTATAAATTGATAAAAAACCTTCATTATCAAATCTAATTAAACATGAATTATCAAATGATTTAAATGATAAATTGTCTATTTCAATACTTTCACCATCATTTATTACATAATCTTGTTTTAATAAAATATTATTCCAAGGCATATAATGAACTAAACTTACAAAGTCTTCATTGTTTTCATTTAATTTATAAATAGGAAATGTTATTTCAGGTATTCCTGGATATTTATTATATCTTTTTGAAAGATCTTTCAAAATACTATTATTATAAACTTTTCCGTATTCATGAGACTTTTTACCTGCTTTTGGATAAACCTCTTTACGAGTATCGGCGATAGCTGTTTTAATTAAACCTGCGATATCATCTGTTGGTCCATCATAATCAGCAATTTCATCAATTATCTTTTTTTGAAATTCTGCAATCTTTTTTTTTGAGTCTCCATCTTCTCCACTATCATCAATCATCCATTTTTTATAATCAGGCATTTGGAAACATTTTGAAGGATAATATGGAGATTTTGTTTTAATATTATTATCCATTTGAGTATTGTCTGTTGTGTATTGTGGAATCATTTCTTTTAAATCTTCTCCTGATTCTGAATAACAACCCATATCATAACAGGTAGTATTCAAATTATTATATAAATAATCATCTTTATAATTTTCTTTATTTTTTTTAATCATCTCTTTAGAATTATTATTCAATTTTGTTTTTGATTGACTATAATATTTATTTTCACCACCACTTTTTCTTATTAAATCGCTTGTATAATCAATATCATTTTTAATAACTGTTAAATAAAATGAAAACTTACTAACTATTAGTTCCATCCATCTATTTTGTTTTGAAAAAGCATCTAATGATGGAAAATAACAAAACTTTTTATTTAAATTCATTAAGTTTGGTACATATATTACAACTTTATAATTTCCTTTAAATATAAACTTTTTTAAAGAAGTACTATCTAATTCTCCTGATATTTTGTCTATTTCTGTTTTTAATACATCATCTTCAACCTCTTTTATAAGTTTTGTAATAATATTATAGTTTTTGTCACTTTCAAGTTTTTTCGCTATAATTATATATATAGGCAATGGTATTAATGTATTTCCTCCTGGTTTAAATGGAGGTATAATGTCTCTTCTAATATCATTTAATTTAGAAATTATTGTATTTTTAATATTTGCACCTTGAGTTTCAACTTCAACACAACACATATTATCATTAATATATTCTTTATCTTTGTATTGTTGGAAAGTTAATTGAATACATCGTTGATGTGTTAAATATGTATTAACACTTTTTGATATTGCATTGTTATCTTTATTTTTATAAATAAGCATTATTTGTATTTATTATATATATTATAATAAATAAATGAATATCGGCATTGATGAAATTATAGATAATTGTATAATAAATGGTTCTGATTACGATATTTGTATTGTGATTCATAAATTATTAAAAGATAACTTTAGATATATTGAGAAAAATAAATGGGAATATTTAGATGAAAAAAATGTATGGGTTTGTGATATTAATCAACTTAAGTTTAGGAATACTATTAAAACTACAATATGTAGAAAGTTCATAGAACGTGCGATATTATGGGCTGATAATGATATAATGTCGACTAAATTATTATTAATTGGTTCAAAACTAAAAGAAAATAAATATATATGTATTATTATTAAGGAGTGTAAACAATTTTTTATTATATGAATTTAATTTATCCAACAAAAATAGAAAATATATATAAAATATTCAAGAAAAATTACAACTTTAATATTAAAGAATGTACTATAAAACTTATTAATATAAATATATTTGATGAGTTCAAAGAAACTATTTCAATAAAAGATCCTTTATTTGATTTTCATTGTTTTAAGAAATATATAGATAAATGTGATAGATGTTATGATATATCTTATAAAGATGTAAATATTTACGTTATTATGATTGGTGATATGAATAAGAATATACAAGAACATTTATGTAATAGTATATATCGTGTATATTTAACAGCAAAATTATATGAAATAAAAAAATCATTTAATTATTATTTGATATTAAATCCTCTAAAAAGAAAATTACCAAATATAAATCATTCAATTAATGCTGAGAATATAAATGGAGGATTTACTTATATTAATAATGATAATATATATATATTACGAAAGGAAGATTATGAAAAAGTTATGATACACGAATTAATACATCATCATAAATTAATACATAATGAAAGATGGAAGAATTCTAATTTAGATAAGCTTAAAAACTTTTGTAATATTAAAAAAGATTGTGTTCTAATTCCGAATGAAGCTATTGTAGAAACATTTGCATGTATTATTAATACTATTTTTTATTCAATCGAATATAATGTAAGTTTTAAACTTTTATTAAAAAAAGATAGAGAATATAATTTACTATTATCATATAAAATATTAGATAAACAAGCTTATAATGAATGGTATGAAAAAACACATTCTTATTGTTATATTGTATATAAAACAATATTTTATATTTATTTTAATAACTTTTTGAAAATATATAAATATAATAATGACACTGAAATAACAAACTTTATTCTGGAATATTTTCCAAAACTTAAAGAAAAAATACGTAAGAAAAAATATAGTAAGGTAAATAAATCATTAAAACAAACTATATACAAATCAATATGATTACTTAGTATATTATGCTACTTAAGGAAAATGAGTACATAATCTTTTTATTTCATTAATATTCTTAAAACTTTTAAAATCTTTCAAAATAATTAATTATGTACTCGTTTTATATTCGCTTATAATCTTTAAAAATCAATATGATTACTTTGTATATTATGCTACTTAAGGAAAATGAGTACATAATCTTTTTATTTCATTAATATTCTTAAATCTTTCAAAATAATTAATTATGTACTCGTTTTATATTCGCTTATAATCTTTAAAAAACAATATGATTACTTTGTATAATTATGCTACTTAAGGAAAATGAGTACATAATCTTTTTATTTCATTAATATTCTTTAAATCTCTAAAACTTTTATAAAAATTAAATTATGTACTCGTTTTATATTCACTTATAATCTTTAAAAAACAATGTAATTACTTAGTATATTATGCTACTTAAGGAAACGAGTACATAATCTTTTTATTTTCTCAATATTCTTAAAACTTTTAAATCTTTCTAAATAATTAATTATGTACTCAAAATATATTCACTTATAATCTTTAAAAAACAATGT